TCACTGATTTAGGTATTTTTCGAATTGTTGATGGTTTTCTTTCTTTTTTGCCGGAGAGATTTCAGCATAGATTTGAGTGGTTGAAATGTCTTTATGTCCAAGATCATCTTTGATGTCATCAAGGCTTAATCCTGCCTCACGCATTAAAACGGCATGCGTGTGTCTTAAATCATGGATACGGATGTGAGGGAGCCCAGCCCGATTGGTGATGCGATTAAAAGCACCGGTAGTTGCTCGAGATCGGAGCGGTTGTCCAAACTTTGCATCAGACGAATAGGTGAAGACAAAATCGTTATTGTGGCTAGTAGAAAATCGAAAGCCTTGCACATTGCCGTGACTGAAATGGCGCTCATATTGTTGTTGAAGAAGATCATTTACGCGAGCGGTCATGTATTCGGTTCTCTTAGAGCTTAATGTTTTGGGACGATCAAGCGCTATTTTGCCAGCGTTTGATCCAGTTTCAGCACGATAGATTCGTGTTGCATTGACTGATAAGGTATTTTTACTGAAGTCAATGTCTGACCAGCGAAGAGCCATGGCTTCACCCACACGAAGCCCGCAGTCAATCAGCGTCACAAAGAATGATAGCCACATGGGCTCTTTATCTTCTTCAGCTGCTTCTATAAAAGATCCAACTTGATCTTTTGTCCAAAAGTGAAGTTTTTTGGAATTGTCTTTAGCATACGCACTGAACTCGACACCAACGGTAGGGTTTTTGGTAATGTAACCAATTGCAACGGCTTTTTTTAACGCATTGTGCAACGTTCCATTGATGAGCTTTACTGTGTTAAGAGACAAGCCATCATTGAATAGACTGCTGATGAACTCCTGATGTTCCTTAAGCGTGTATTTGGCTAGTCGAATATCCCCAATTTTTGGGATGATGTATTTCTTAAGATTATATCGATAGATAATCATGGATCCCTCTTTGACATTAACCTTAAGCTTAGTGATCCACTGATTGAGATAATCAGCCATTAAAATTCTTTCAGTTTGGTAGTGAGAGTGGCCTCTGATTATTTCGGCCTCGGCTAAAGTTGCTTCTTGCTGGGCTATTTTTTCGGTTGGAAAACCGCGCCGATGAATTTTTATTTCTTTTCCTGTCTGAGGATCTACACCAGCGAATATATAGAATTCCCAGGCCTTTTTGCCATCTTTTAGTTTATATGAGCTAATTGATGCCATGATATCGCACTCCTTTTGAACTCTTAGAGTTTGTAATTCAAACGTATGTTCGATTTTCGGGTGAAAATAAAAGCCCATTAAGGGCTATGCTAACTTTAGCAATTGCTTTTGACTCCAGGGTTTTAGTTCCGTTCCATATTGGCTGGCAATGTTGCGGGCTTTTGACGGAATTGGATTTTCTGCATCATTGTAAATGATGAGATACCTAATTTTAATTCTTTCTAGTGCTGGGGACTGCTTTATATCATCGAAAGTTATACTCTCGGCAGCAATCCGTTCAAATGTTGGCCGATTAATTGCTTGGATTAATCGGAGTGGTTTTGTTTTTGAACCGGGAATTGCGAAGTCAACTGTGTATGGATTACCAGTGTTACCAGTGATCGGATATCTCGGCAGAGCACCAATGTCATTCTCATACAAGTATTCTGAGACTTCTTGTTTAAAAAGGTTTGAAACAATGCCTTTTCGGGTTTGAATCAAATCGTCAATTCTTAAAATTGTTTGCAGAAGCTGCTGTTTAATGACGGGTATATCTTTAACCTTGCCGGAGATGGTTAAGACGTTGTTTGTATTTAGCTTCACCGAATACTGATCAAGGATGTTGTTAATTAGCATTTGACGAGTCTTATTTGACACGTCAATACCCATCATGTCTAAGTCATTCATTGTGTTTCCATCATCCGAAAAAACAACTTTTCCTGAAGATGAAGCCTGTACATAAATTCGAATATTATCACCGATAGAATTTGTAAACGGCGTTGATATCTCGTCTCCTTCAGCTAAAGAGGAAACTTTGTATTGAGCTCGTAACCAATTAACATATTGGTCAAGCCATTTGTTAGTGTTCATAGTAACCTCCTTCCGAGGGGATTCGCTAAATCATGCTACCATTGATGATAACATGATCCAGTGCAACGTGGTTAAATTGGAGGAATCTCTCCAGAGATTTTATCAGCAAATCGGGTGAGGTTGTATCAACTTTCAGATTACTTAATTGATCTCCCGTAATTACATCTCTCCCGTTATGATGCAACGAATCAAAAATGTGAAGATGTGGAGTTGGAAGGCCATTATGATCTGCCCCTGAAACATCATATCTCATCATTGTTCCGCTCGTTTTAGAGCGCATAATGAAAGTGAGATTGTCTGTTCTAATATGACCCTTTCGATTCATGAGTGCAACGAAAGTTTGTTTAGATTCAAAAATCGCTGTGATTCCATATTTTGTTTGTTCCCTCATTGGTGCCACGTCCAGCATGGAATCATTACACGATTTTTCAAGGTTAAGAAGTTCATTAAATTTTTGGTTATCGATATCAGGAATCAATCTTTTACCTCCCAGCCTTCCGCGGAAGGCAATTTTTTTCCTAAAAACTAAACTCGTTATGGTGCCGAATTATTGCATCTTTCTAACCATCATCATGAGCACGCCGATAATGATAAAAACGGCTGCCCACCAGAGGTTGTTTCCGGGTTTGTCAGGGTCAATGAGCCAACGAACCCAATGATGCCTGTGGCCAAACAGGGCGAAGTAGACGCCTATAAGAACAATGATGAGGCCAATGAAGTGTGCCTCGCTTAATGTATCTGGACCGTTCATAAGTACATCTCCAAGAACTAAGCTTAGATTTCGTTTAGCTTGCTGAACTCGATGTCATTGTTGTATCTAATCTTGACGGTTAGTGGTGTGCAACGAATGATGACGGGTCGATCATACTGTAGCGATTTTTGAAAAGTGTTGAGGTTTTCAGCAAAGTTTGGCAAGACCTCCTCAGCAGTCAATACAGCTGTTTTTGCACGTAATAGCAACGATGAGTGGTGTAGCTCATTGAAACAGTAAACAGCCACCACAGGCTTCTCTAGGACGTTGTGAATGGTAGTAGTGTCGCGATCAGTGTAAAAAAGGATCTCTTTAAGCGATCGGTGTGATTTAAGTGGTGTCAGCGAAACTATATTAGGGAAACCGGTATCGGTATCAAGCGTAGCTACCTGCATAACGGTACACTCTCTTAACAGTATATCGGCCTGCCTGATCGTAGAATTTGCCATAAGTAAGACTCCTTGTCTTAACTATTAATTTGATGCGGGTGGCGGGGCTATTAGCCGTTGATGGTGAGCACAATTCATCTTTGCTATAATTAAGTGAATTGTGTTTACTTGTAACTGAAAGCAGGTGACGGCATGAGCCGTTTCATTGATAGTTTGATCAACTTAACGCCTGGCCAACTTTTTATAAAATACTGGTATGTGTGGCTAATTATCGCTATTTTGTGTGTTTGTGGAGACCGGTGGTTGCATCATAAAGCCTAAAAAGGTTCCCATTAGCCCTCGCCACCGGGGCTTTTTTTGTACCCAATAAAGGCCCCAAGTAGGGGCCTTCAAAAGGACTACTTCATATTAGACTGAGTTTTCCCGCTTAAAGCATCATTTGTAAATGTAACGTTGAAGTTGGAACCTAGATCACCTTTTACACCAGATGTATAACCGGCCACAACATTCTTTTGACCACCGATCAGGCTTTCATTGTAATAGTCAGGTTGTCCCCATTTTGAGGTGAAGTCAGTGTACTTCGTTCCGTCTTGGAATGCATTGAAATCTGCCAAAGTGATCTTTTGCTTGCGGCTTAACTTGAAGCCTGTAAGATTTTTGCTGAACGCGTTTCCATCGGTAAAGGAGACAATCACGTTAGCTCCCAAGCCGCCCTCAACATTAGTCCAAGTGACAAGATCAGTTTTAACTCCGTTTGTGGTACTGCTTGAGGTAGAAGATGGGTTACCAAACTTGGCTTTTAAATCATCTAATTTGGCACCACCATTGCCGTTTTGCATCAAATCACCCAGAGTGATGCTGTCAAAGTCTGCACGAGTAATCTTGCCGCTGTCCTTTTTTGATGTACTTGAAGATGATTTATCCGTTTTGCTAACTGCCGTTTTTTCTGTGGATTCGCTGCTTGATTTCCCCTTATTATTGAGGCCGCCGCCAATCGCTGCTACCACAATAATAACTAATACCCAAAACCAAACGCGCTTGTAAAAAGGCTTCTTTACCTTATACTGCTTGCCGTCAGCACCCATTACCTTTTTTGCCATTTTGTTTTCCTCCATAAATAATTTTCAGCTTTTATCGTCTTCCGTGTCTGGACTAACAATCAGTTATATATAAAAACCTTTTATCGCTTCTGAAGCAGCATCTTCCATTGACGCCGGAATATCAAACGCTTTCATAAACTGATTCAGATTGGCGTCTTCTTTATCAATGCCAGCAAAATATAAAGGAACCAGGATGTGAATTCCCCCAATGTTAGCTTCACCTTCAATGCTATTCTTTGATGCTGAATAGAAATACAGACAAGCTGGATCTTGGTGTAGAACATGCATTATTTCGTGTGCCGCTTGATAGGGCAATTGTTTTGGTTCATGCCAATTCATATTAACCGCAATCCAACGCGTTTCAGGATTAGAAACTGACGGAGTGTACGGTTTTAGCTTATATGTCAGCTCAGCCCCGACTCCACGGTCAAATCCATAGTTTAAAACTTCTCTCAGCATCTCGCTGGTAAATTCAGTCATCATGTTTGCCACCTCGAAGAAGTCTCTTGATTATCTCAAGATCTTCAGGCGGAATGGGGCGACCTTCAAAAGTCATGATGGTGTCATTTTTTGAATCTGATATGTCAATTTGCTCCGGCTTTGAGCGAACATCAGTAACTCCAAGCAAAAAGTCGGTAGAAACATTAAAGTAACTGGCTAGTTTCTTAATAGAATCTTGGTCAGGAGTTCTTTCGTTCTTTTCATATAAAGAAACAGACGCTTTGCTGACATTTATAATTTTTCCGACATCAGATTGGGTCATCTTCTTTTCGTTCCTAAGTTCTTTTAGTCTTTCTCCGAAGCTCATCATATCACCTCATAGGAATAGAATAGTGTATACAAATTGTAAACTCAACAAAGTTTAAAAAAAGTTCACTTTTTTAGTTGACAGTTTACTAATTGTAGATTATAGTGTTTACATAAAGTTGATTAGGAGGTGATCATTTGAACGAAAAGCTGAAAGAACGCCGCAAGGAATTTCATCTTACAATGCAAGATATTTCAAATATGATTGGCATTAGCAAAGGATATTATTCATTGATCGAACGCGGAGAACGCCGTGTCAGCTATGAATTGGCATTTAAAATTGCCACTGCATTAAAAACGAAGCCGGATCTTATTTTTTTGGAATATCAGTCAACTTTAAGTAAACACAATTCCGCCCAGCGAGAGGAGGCAGTCAAATGAACGAAGAACTCAAACAGCACGCATTGCGCATTGCAGAAATATTGCAAGAACAAGGAAATCCATACCAGCGAATTGAAATTGACGCTGATGGGATTAAAAAGATCTCTACTGATTGGTCGGAACCAGCAGAGACCTCCAAAAACCCGTCAAAGCTGATCATTAAAGGACATCCATACGCAATGATCAATGTGACCAGAAATAACGAGTTAATTGCTTCGATAAGCGCATCAGATTGCATTACCGCCAAAGGATTCTTCGTACACTTTGTTGATAACGAGAAAGATGCACGTTTTACAAGCGATGATTAATCAAGGTTGTTGTTAGTGGTGCTGTCTGGCTTAGATGCTGGAGTTTTTAAGCCATGCAGGTTTCTAACGGTGTAGTTTTTATACTCGCCATTCTGTATGGCCTGTACAAACTGAGAACGATTCATGTTCTTTCCGGTGAAGTTGTCATGAAACTTCTCATTACGCCCTGACTTGTTTTCGCTTGTAACGCTGACTCGTTTTGGTATTTTAATCACCTCCCTTCGATGCAATTATCGCACTCGGCGGGAGGCAATCACACAATATTAAGTTTTCAAGTTAAGGAGGTGAGTCAAATGGAACGCGAAGCAATGATTGATTTTTTGACCCGCATCTACCCAGAGGTTCCGGCCTTTGCATTCGAACAAATGCCTGAAGAGCAGTTGAAGGGCCACGTTAACGAATGGCTAGCTGAAGACGCTGATCAACTTGCTATGGGTTAATCATAGCCTTCTCTAGCATGAATCAATATCCACCAATATTTCATCTTTTAAAGGAAGTGGAACGTATGAAAGCAACAATTAGTAGCCCTTTGAATAGGTTCGCTACTAGAACCAACACGCCACAGAAGGTGATCGCTTATGCAGCAAAATTAGGGCGCTCAACGATCAACAACTATTTTCATGGAACTCCCATTAGAGCAAATGAGGCTACTGACATTGCCAATTCGATGAATGACAGCGAACTAAGCTATGAAATGGCTAACTTGTTTCTAGGAATCCCTAAGCTGTTTAGCGGTGACGGAATATACCACGATTTACGCGGGCTTTTATTCACCGATAAACGAGAAGAAGACGAGGAGAAAGCTTCTTTCATCAAGCACGACATTGAGGGCCTTGCTAATGACCCCAACTTTACACGCGATGACGCTAAAAACTTGAAAGCATACGCATTCGAAAAGTTGGATAGCACAGTCGCAGATCTAACCGAGCTGAATGCCATTTGTGAAATGCTAGGCATCTCAATTATGGATCTTTTCAGCGAAAGGCTTCCACATTATCAAAAACTTCATTATATGAGGAAGGATGAGCAGGCATGGAACAAGGATTCACACTGATCGATCCCACTAAGCCGCAAAGGACACGCAAGCCATTTAAACCGAAAATTTATTGGACGCCAAAAGATGTCATGGCACACTATCAGGTTTCTGCTGCGACAGTGAGCCGTTGGAAGAAGCGTGGCGCTCCATTCGTTGGACCAGGTAAAACACAGCGAGTTGAGCCTGAGAAGATGGAGCGTTGGTTTGCACGACAATAGGAGGCCTAACAAATGTTAGAAGCAATCATGTCGGTGCTGTTCGACCCATCATCAGCCTTTTGGAAATATCTTCTTGTAGCTCTGGCTGGCATCATGATCGGTGCCACAGCAGTAGGAGGTTGGAAACAATGGACACGATAAAAAGAGCACAAAAAAATCCCGTAGCTCCTACTACGGGAAATCAGAAACTGAGCAGATATTATTATGACTTAATTTTATCACGGAAGGCGGTCGATGACCATGCTTGATTACAATACAGCGGTTCTGAACGAGTATCAACGACGAGAAGCGCTTGAAGATAAAGCCATTGCTGATTGGGAATCCTATCACGGTGCCGTCTTGCCCAAAGATATGGATATCGAACAAGCGGAGGAGTTCTTGGCCACCGCCGATGAATATGAAGTTGATACAAAGAAACCTTGGTTCTATCAAAGCTGTGCTACATCGCGTTATGAAGGCGCCTTTAACAAAGACAAGGCGAAGGAATACTTGCAAGATTGGATCAACATTCACGGCCCTGAGCGATTCTTAAAAGACGCTGCTAGTTCTACGTATCCAAAAGCAGAACTGGTTGAGATTTTCTTTAGTGATGACAGCTTAGACATTATCGATTTCATGAAGAATCAAGGATTTCAGGAATGGAAATAGGAGGAGCAGCATATGACGACACAATATGACCTAACAAAAATGCCGGTTAAGCAACTAATTGAGACGCAGGCTATTCGAAACAAGTTTGCAGCGCTTCTGGACAAACGGGCACCACAGTTTCTTTCATCGATTGCCAGCGCGGTAAGCCTTAATCCAAGCTTAGCCAGAGTTGATCAGTTAAGTGTTATCAACTCGGCCATGGTAGCAGCAACGCTTGATCTTCCGGTTAACCCGAACCTGGGTTTTGTCTACATCGTTCCATACAAGAACCAGGCGCAGCCACAGATTGGTTATAAAGGCTATATCCAATTAGCTCAACGATCAGGACGATATCAGCGCCTGACTGCTTTACCAATTTATGAAGATGAGTTCAAGAGTTGGAACCCACTAACGGAGGAACTTGAGTACACGCCGAACTTCCACGATCGCGAAGCAAGCGAAAAACCGGTTGGCTATGCCGCATCGTTCAAACTGACTAACGGTTTTGAAAAGATGGTCTATTGGACATATCAGCAAGTCGATGATCATCGCAAGCGTTTCAGCAAATCTGGCGGTGGCGCGGAGCCCAAGGGCGTTTGGAAAGACAACTACGAAGCTATGGCCCTGAAGACGGTAATCAAATCGCTGCTGACTAAGTGGGGTCCAATGACAACCGACATGCAAAGCGCGGTCAGTGCCGATGAAAAACCAGTCGAAGCTGATCCAGAACTGAGGGATGTTACCCCCGAAGATCCTAACTCGATCGAGGATGCACTTAACGCTCCCGCTGAACCCGTCACAAAATCGGAGGTGAAGCCAGATGCTCTTAAGCCAGACATTACCCACGACCCAAATGCAGGAAAACAACCAGAAATCTTTGACGGTCAACAAGGATAATTATTACTCGCTGGATACCAGTTTCAAATATCAGTCTGCTACCTGGTTTAAGAAATTTCTGACATGCGAAGCAGAAGCGATGGCCGAGTTGCAAGGTAAATGGACGCCAAGAGGTGATCCGACTGCCTTGCTGGTTGGAAACTATCTACACAGCTATTTCGAATCCAAGCAAGCTCATGAGTCTTTTATCAAAGGACACCCAGAGATGTTCTCAACTCGTGGATCATCAAAAGGACAACTGAAAGCCCCGTATAAACAAGCTGATGCGATGATTGCCACGCTTGAAGCTGATGAGAATGTTCAACGACTTTATCAGGGTGAAAAAGAAGAGATCCTTACCGGTGATCTGTTTGGGGTCGAGTGGATGGGCAAGCTGGACTGCTTCGACTCCACAAAGTCATTCTTTTTGGATCTGAAGACCACACAGTCGCTTCACAAGAAGTATTGGAAACCAGGAGAACGTCAGCCAACCAGTTTCGTTGATGCCTATAACTATCAGCTTCAGATGGCGGTTTATCAGGAGCTGATTTACCAAAATTACGGAACGCGACCACGAGCATTCATCATTGCCGTGACCAAGGAAGATGTACCCGACCATGCCGTCATCGAAGTGCCACAGTACCGTATGGACGAGGCACTGGAAGAGATCCAGGACAGCACCGAACACGTTGAGGCGGTTAAATCCGGTCAGGTGCGGCCACATCGATGTGAGGCCTGTGATTACTGCAAGGCAACTAAACGAGTCGCCACAATTATCAGCATGGATGAGCTAGTCGAGTAGGAGGTGACTCACCGCATGGATTTATTCAAGCTAATTCGAGAGTTCTACATTCAGCAAAGCGTTAATCCGCTAAGCACAGGACAGATAGCATTATGGCATGGGCTGGTTTACCAATGTAACCAGCTAGGCTGGCCAAGCGAATTCAATATGCCGAATCGAACACTTGAAACGTTGACTGGTTTAAGCCGTCAGGGCATCGTCAAAGCCCGTAACGCGCTAAAACAGTCAGGGCTGATAGATTTTCAAACTAACGGTGTTAAGGCAACGACCTACTCAGTAATCGATATTTCACGAAAACTTAGTACGTCAGATAGTAGGCAACCTGGTAGTCAAGCTGATGACAGTGTGTCAAATAGTAGGCAACACAGTAGGCAACCTAGTAGGCAACACAGTTTACAAGGTAGTTTACAACCTAGTAGGCAACACAGTAGCACATACACTAAACAAGACGAGTCTAAACTAGACAAAACTAAACGACAACAGACTACTGCTCCAGTAAAGGCAGCAGAGAGGCCTACTGAAGAACCGTCATCGTCGTCATCATCAATTCTTGATATTTGCAATTTCTGGGAAGGCAATGGGTTTGGACAACTATCACCGTTCACCAGAGAAAGCCTTGTTGATTGGGTTGATGACATGCGAAAAGCAGGATCACCTGAACCTGAGAAGCTAGTTCTAAAGGCGCTAAGGACTGCAGTTGAAAGCAATGTTAGAAACTACAAGTACGTCAACGGCATCTTGAAAAACTGGGAGAGCAAGCGTCTTCTCACGGCTGCTGCTGTCGAAGCAAACGATAGTGAACGCAAAACGAATCAGCCTCAGCGCCGTTACGGCAAGCCAGTTCGGAATGAGAAATTACCTGATTGGGCTGAACCGGGTTACAAACCAGAACACAAAAAAGTGTCCGCAGAAGACAGAGCCAAATTGGCTGAGCAATTGCAAAAGCTACGAGCATTGGGCGAAAAGAATTAGGAGGGAAGCATATTGCTAAACAGTGTCTCACTAACAGGCCGGCTAACAAGAGATGTTGATTTGCGCTACACACAAAGCGGCACGGCTGTCGGTTCGTTCACACTGGCAGTTGATCGCAAATTCAAGAGCAAAAACGGAGAACGAGAAACTGATTTCGTAAATTGCCAGATCTGGCGCAAGTCGGCTGCGAACTTTGCAAACTTCACCAAAAAAGGATCCTTGGTTGGTGTGGAAGGCCGTATTCAAACGCGTACGTATGATAACGCGCAAGGGCAGAAAGTGTTCGTGACTGAGGTAATCGTTGATAGCTTTGCTTTGCTTGAGTCACGACAGGCGTATCAGAACAACCCTAAATCGCAGCAAGCGGCCAATGCATCAGCAACGGCGACCACAAACGCGAGTCAAACGAATCCAAATGCTTCGCGAGCGAACACCACGGATCCGTTTGCCAATAATGGCAAGCCGCTCGACATTTCCGATGATGATTTGCCATTTTAAGCAGGAGGCAAAAACATGACACAAGTAACAGCACGTTTATACAAACAGGGAGACAAAGTGTGGCGCGATTTCAAGGCTGAATTACTTAAGCGCTATGAAAACTCAGCAATGCTAGACATCTCGAAAAGCAAAGCATTCTCAAAAATAGAGAAACAGGAGTTCAATAACCGGATCATTGTGTCAAAGAAATCAATTGTCGAGAAACGGCCAGTTGCCGGTGTTGATGACAGCGACATTTTGAAGACTTCGGTCAACAACGGCCTTAAAAAGATTTCAAAAAAGCGAAAGGAAGCCCGTGCCAAATACGCGCGCGGAATTGCGGAAGCGGCCTCACAATGTGACACACTGATTGACGTTGCAAAACGGATTGGAAAGTCAACAACGTTCGTGAAGCGAGTTGCAAGCGAGTTTGAGATCAAGCTACCGCGGCGCAACAACGGCCATGAAGAGATTGTGAGTCATTAGCAATGGTTATTCGCAAGAGACGCAGAGGCAAATACAATGCACAGCCAGTTGTGATTGATGGCATTCGATTTGCAAGCAAAGCAGAGGGCGCTTACTATCGGCTGATTCGCAACAAGCCGCAGAAGATCACGATGCAAGAGCCGTTTGAGATTCTGTCTGCTTTCAAGCTCAATGGCAAACGATACTCGGCAAGAAAATACAAGCCTGATTTCTGCTTTTATGACGGTGAAGATTTGACAAAAGTTGTTGACGTTAAAGGCGGAGACGCGACTTTGACCACTGATGCCAAACTGCGAATGCTGCTGTTCATGATCAGGTACAAAATACCGGTCACGATTGCTAGATATGACTATCACACAGGATTATTCACGGAAGAACAGCTTTAGGATGCCAACCAATGGAGTCAGAAGTAGACGATGTTTACATCAGCCAAGTGACCGGTGAGCCGGTTTACGTGGACATCAAAGGAACTTTGTACAAGCTTACGAAAGTAGAGGACGAAAAATGAGCGAAGAAAAACTGTACGCGGTGAAAGATGATGAAGGGAAATACTTGGACATGGATCCGGCACCTTGGTGGGATGGTCAGGTAGGAACCGCTGTAAGAAGCATTGATGTTGCGCTCACATGGGCTAAAAATCATGGTGGCCATGTTGTTGCTCTGATTGAGGAGCCAGAGAAAGTGGTCATCAGTAAAACAAACGCTTTGCGTCAGGGCTGGCTAGTTGCTCGTTATGGCCGGTACAATCCTGATGCGGTTTCTGACATTCTCGCAAGGTATAAAGATGAGGCGTGGGACATGATTGAGGCTTACGTCAACGGCTACACCGTGGCAAAGGAGAAGAAGTATAGGGTTTTAGCACCTAAGAGCTGGTGGCAGAGTGAGGACAAGCCAAAATATATGCATAGGACTTTTGGCATCTCAGCATATAGAGGTGCTGGTGAAGACTCCGTATTTACTCAGAAGCAGCTTGATCTATACGAGCTGAACGGAGCACCTTTCACGAAAGAAGAGGTGACTGACGATGCTGATTAAGTTAGACAGTGGTGATTATTTGAACACACATTATATCGAGCGGTTCTGGATGGTGAATGAACACGATGGCTACATTAGGCTTGCTAACACTCCTGACGTTCCAATCACTAAAAACGATCGTGGCCTTATTGTAAAGGCTATGAAGTCAAAGATCATGCTTACGCTAGGTGAATCTGGGAAACTTGAGCCGACTATTTATCATTACGGCGGAATAGATTATGGTGCCATGGCATTTTCACCATTAATTGATGGCCAAGAGGTGACTGACGATGAGCAATGAGACGAAGCGGAACGTGTTTGATGAATTACTTGAAATCGCTGGGAATGCGATGGATCAAGCTATGTCAGCGCAATATCCGTCAGACGAGAACGGTTGTGCTCCAGGCAGCATTGGTAAGGCGATTCGTGACATTTTAGACCCGATTGAAAAACGCTACGATGCAGCATCACCGTGCAAGCTTTCCGTGATTCCGCAGGCTGTGGGCGAGTACATCAAGTGGGGGAAAACCTATGGCATCCCGACGTACATGATGTTCAGCTTCAAGTTCGTTCGAAGTCAAGGATTTAGCAAACTCACCGATGAAGTAGAGGATTGGATTATCAGCAACAGTGACGTATTCGTCATGGCTTGGTTGCTAGGTGTCTGGCGCGTTGAGGAAATCGGCGAAATCGTGAAAGTGGAGGAAGAACATGACTGATGACCGTCAGTCAAAGCCAGAGAGGATAGCGCAGGTTGGTATACTTGGAGGTTGTTTCGTGGGCTGTGCATTCACGACAGCGGTTTGCATTCTTGTGGGGTGCTGGGTTGTAAAGGTACTCTGGAAGGCCGCATTTGGGTAAACAAAAAGCGTGCTGGACGAAAGCACGCTCTGGAGTGTAGACAAATTGCCCCAATAGCATCAGATTTTTTATAGGGACACTCCAAGGAAAGTGTAGCACAAAAAGCGCGCCTGATGAAGGACGCGCTGGAGGCCAGACGTACGATTGAGAGTAAATGAAATCAAAGATTAGGAGTTGGCCTCCACAGGTAGTATAGCAAACGCACGCGTTGAAAGCACATTTAGAGTATCAAAAAAGCGCACCATCGCGGCACGCTTATCCCCCAAACTTTTACAAAATTCATTATACCATAAGGAGTGGACGCAGTGGTGCGAGCAACGAGATATTTTAGCCCAATTGATCATGACAAAACAATTGAAAACGCCAAAGAGGTCTTGGGGAACTACTGGCATCACAAGCGGCTCGCTCAACGCACCAAAATAGCGCTCAGAAGCCCCGTTATGGACGGCATGCCTAAGCCACCTAGCTATGGTAACAAAGCCGAGGACAAGGTAATATCGCACGCTGACGAGCTGTACTATATAGCGTGTTGTGAAGACGCTATTGAATCTATAGAGAGTGAAGACTACCGGATAATTTTAGTTGAGAGCTATCTGACTCCAAAGACGACACGTAAATCCAGCCTTCAGTTAGCTAATCGCTTGCATGTTGACCGAACGACCCTTTGGCGACAAACACAAGAAGCTCTCTATGCTTTTGCTGAAATATGTCCACTAGTGAAACTAGATGCAACATCCGTGCAACAATGATGCAACAAAAAGCACGCTTTTCCGTCATATGATGGTATTGTGCCAAAGGTGAGAAACCTGAGACACCACATTTTTCCTCCGAGCCTCAGTGATGATAAAGCTGTGGCAAGGCGTGGCAAATGGACTGACGGTGATAGTCAGGCGGGTTCGATTCCCGCATGCCACATTGTCCAGTTTAGCGACCGGGCACAACAGCTTGCGATGACCCCATCTGACACTGGGCGAGCGAGCAGCAACCGTAGCTCAGATGGGAGAGCAGTGGCATAAGCCTATCGGTCGTGGGTTCGAGCCCCACCGGTTGCATTGGACCCTGTCACTCCAAGAACATGATATATGAAGCGCAGATATCACCTCAATGTAGTATTCCAGTTCATGCTGGGGTACTGTTTTTTTGAGGTGATATAAATGGATAACATTTTAGAGGTTTTAGCCATCTGGGTATCAAAAAATTTCGACTGGAATACCGCGTTACTTATAGTATTATTGGTTTTAATTTTGGTATGGCTTTATAAAAGTCCCGATATTTATAGGAACAGGGTGCATGATGATCGCACCGCGGATGCTGCCCAGCAACTTCAGATTGATAGCTACTATCGTGATGCAAACGGTCAATACATAAAGGAAAACTTAGACTGGTGGAATGAATTCTTGATCGATCCTGAGAAAAAAGCTCATGAGATGTCAGGCGATGAAGATGCGCCTATTGATCAAGAACATATAAATTTGTTGAATAAGCGAATGGCTTTTATTATGGAATTTAGTTCTGCCAGAACCGTTAAGTTGCTTTCAATTTATATGCAGAAAACTTATGCAGGTGATATTGATTCTGATGGAACGTTAGTATGCATTTCATACATCGTAGCGAGCTTGAGAGCTGACTATACTGGTGAAAAGGCGCTGCCTATGGACTTACTACAGATTAAGTTCAAGGACTATGGCGAAAACGAGAAGAAATACAAGAAAATAAGTAGGACCATAAAAAAGGAGACGGGAATTGATGACCACCTTAACTACCGCAGACTCAAATAATCTGCACTTGCTTCTGATTGTCGTTATTCTTCTGATATTACTTATTGGTTTCCTTTATTGGAATGAACGCAAACGATAGACGCTTCGGCGTCTTTTTATTTACACAAGCACTTCGCAAAGGTGAGGTGCTATTTTTGTGCAACAAAAAAGCCCTCGCTCTGAGAAAACGAAGGCCAATCACTTTGGAGTATGAGAATGAACTCACTAAGTCATTGTAACACAATACTTATAATAGGCACATAAAAAAGCTCTCGGTTGGGGGCCGAGAGCTAAGGAGTGGGGTAGTACCGAGGAGTGAAAGTGAGTATATTGTTGGAACAAACTCATTTTATCTCACTCAAATTTTTAAGGCAACAAAAAAGCTCTCGGGGACGAGTCCGAGAGCCTGAGGAATAAAAATGAAAAGAGCAGCACATGATTGCATGTGGCTCACAATTATTATATTTCAGGAGGCGAGTAGATGCAATGGACAGATGAACAGATTGGTGACATTAGGAAGCTCGCCTCTGAAGGCTTTACAAGACGAGAGACGGCCGACAAGCTAGGGATTAGCTATGATGCGCTTCAGGGAAAAGCAAGACGGCTTGGCATTGAATTCCAAAAACCAGTCAAGAATGAATACGATTCAGACGGAACACAATCCAGTAAAACCATTCTAAAGGTTGTCAGGGGTCACAAAATGACGCCTAGAGAGGTTTTGGAAGCTCACGGGTACGATTACACCAAGTGGGAGCTTGTACGTGCCACAAGCAATTTTTGGAAGCAGACGCCTGAAGCAACATTGTATCAAAGCAAGATACAAATTAGGCCGTTAGTTGAAGCAGAACAATATGAATCATTGATGAATGACATCATCACACACAAGGAGCCATACCAAGCTAAGGCTCCTATTTTTGTGAAATCAGATCGCTATCTGGTCATTCCTGCTTTCGACACACATTTCAACGGTCACACGTTTGATGTCTATGCCGAATCATTGAAGCGGCAGCTAGATATCATTCAACGCGGCCACTACGCCAAAATATTGCTCATTCTTGGCGGTGATCTTGCTCATGTGGATAATATCAACTCAACCACAGCAAAGGGCACACAGCTCGAAACAACTGACTTAGGCGAGACTGTGAACGAAATGGAGCAATACTTCGAGACGTTGATTGAAGCAATTATCAAGAACGCCAATGAGTGTGAGGTCATGTATTGTGCCGGAAATCATGATCCGTCAGTTGGGTATATGTTCGCACGTCTATTGAAACATGCCTACAGCAACCAGCCGAACATCACTTGGGATATATCACTGAAGCATTACAAAGGTGCAATGTTAGGCCGCAACTTCATTGGTGCCACTCACGGAGACAAGGGCAAGAACAACTACCTTGCAAAATACCTAGATGAGTTTGGATTCATGCTAGGCACAGCACAGAATCGCGAACTGTTCACGGGGCATCTCCATTCAGAGATGAGCAAAGACCTAGGCGGATTCGTTCAGCGTCAAGTGTCAACGCGCAAGCCAACCGATCAGTGGACTGATGACATTGGCGTGGTTGCTCATAAAACGTTTGAGCTGGTCGAATACAGCGATCATGATACCCGTGCCATTTACTATGTGTGAGGTGATTTCATGGCTCAAATGATTACAACAAAATACGGCGTTTACATGCCGAAAGTTGAAGCGTGGACCATCGGCAAGATTGACAGAGAAATTGTCCGTTCACGCTCTAATCAAGTTAAGACGCGAGGCGGATACGCACATCCTGAAAGTAAGGTATGCTTGTCAAAAAGGGGGTGGATACTGTGGCATTCCACTTGCCGTCACCAAAAGACGTCTATAAGAACCTCAAGGACAAGTTGAAAAAACAGCGGGACAAGACCAAGGCTGATAAGAGGAAACAGCCTAGTAAAGACAATCCAGGAGTAACAACAGCTTAATGAATTATAACCAGCGATAGCTAACTAGCTACCGCTTTTTTAATGGAAGGAAGGTGTGGTGATATGTGATGGCTAAAGGGAAATATCAAGAGTGGCAGACACCAGAAAAACTGGCTCTCATAGAAGGGTGGGCCCGAGACGGCCTCACTGATGAACAAATAGCCCATAACATCGGTATCAAGAGGCCAACACTTTATGACTGGAAGAAAAAGTATTCTGACATTTCTGACGCCCTAAAGAGAGGAAAAGAAGTTGTTGATCAAATGGTTGCTGGTTCACTAGTCAAAAGGGCTTTAGGCATGACCATCACTAATACGACTTATAAAATGGTTCCTATTCGAGATGACGTATTGGAGGCAAAAAGAGCTAGGTGGCGAAATGAACATCAGATTGATCATCCAGAGTTCACTAGGAAGGAACTTGTTCAAGCATCAATTGAGAACGTTCCTACTTACGAAAAGATACCAATAATGGTCAATGAGAACGAACTGGCACCGGATACCTCAGCCCAAATATTTTGGTTGAAGAATCGCAAGCCGGAGCTGTTCCGTGATCAAGCATTCAAGCGATTGAACGAAGCACAAGCCGAAAAAGTGGCCGAAGAGGTTCGCAAGTCTAAAGCTGAGGCTGACATCACGGAAGCAAAAGCTAGCGCTTACCGCACTCCAGAAGGCCAATATGGAGGACTGAACAAGCTTTTAGCCGCAATTGATGAAAGCATTCCAAAGGACGATGATGTCAATGACAACCCCGATTGATCAATTCAAAGGGAAACAGTTAGACATCATCAACTGGTGGCGCCGCTATCCAGACAAGCAGACAATCATTGCTGATGGTGCTGTGCGTTCCGGAAAGACGTTTGCGATGTCGATCAGCTATGTTCTGTGGAGCATGATTATGTTTGACCACGAGCAATTTGGCATTGCCGGCAAAACCATTGGATCATTGCGCCGAAATGTGATTAGGCCACTCAAACAAACGTTGCAACAAGTGGGATTCTCGGTTGTGGATCGGCGTTCAGAAAACATGCTGGAAATCAGCCTTGATGGAAGAACCAACCTCTACTATTTATTCGGCGGTAAAGATGAAAGCAGCCAAGATCTGATTCAAGGGATCACACTTGCCGGAATGTTCTTTGATGAAGCAGCTCTCATGCCACAGTCGTTTGTCAATCAAGCGACAGCGCGTGTTTCCGTTACTGGCGGCAAATACTGGTTCAATATGAACCCAGAGGGCCCGTATCACTGGTTCAAGACTGATTGGATTGATCAAGCAGACGATAAACGCGCATTGCGTCTCCACTTTGTGATGAAGGACAATCCAAGCCTGAGCGATGAAGTTATTGACAGGTACGAACATATGTACTCAGGAGTGTTTTACCAGCGATATATTCTGGGACAATGGGTTCTGGCTGATGGAATTGTCTACGACAACTTCAATAAAGACGAGATGGTCAGCAATCCAAGCCAGCAGCCAAGCCGATACTATGTCAGTGTTGACTATGGCACACAGAACCCCACAGTTTTCTTACTTTGGGGTAAATGTGGGTCTGTTTGGTATTGCCTCAAAGAGTATTACTACGATGGACGGCATAGCAGCAGACAGAAGACAGATGATGAATACGCTCGGGATTTCAGCCAATTTGTCGGTGACATACGCTGTGAAGTGATTGTTGATCCATCAGCGGCTTCATTTATTACCAAATTGAGAGAACGCCGGTATCGAGTTATTAAAGCTGATAACGATGTGCTAAACGGCATTAGAGAAACGCAAACAGCTATGAACTCTGGTGAGATCAAGTTCACACCTGGGCTAACTAATCTGTTCAAAGAGTTCGCTTCTTATGTGTGGGATGACAAGGCCAGTCAAAAGGGTGAAGACAAAGTGGTCAAGGCACATGACCACGCAATGGACGCCATGAGGTATTTTGTCATGCAGGTAATCAAACGGAGAAATGCAGCTCATACGTTCAAGAACACAAGCAAATACTTCTAAGGAGGTGGCCATCATATTAACAGTTCAAGGGAAAGGCTCAATCACAGACGGAGATGTGTTTATTTTCCCGACTGATGAAGAGCTAACTGGCGATGACATCAATGCGTTTATTACTGCCAATGATGATCTAGCTAAAAACAAGTACCTTCCAGCAAAGAAAATGTACCTCGGTCAGCACCAGATTATTGATGATGCGAAAAAGGACCACGGGCCAGACAATCGTCTTGTTGGGAACTTGGCTCATTATATCGTGGATACCTACAATGGATTTTACATTGGCATTCCACCGAAGATCACGCTCGATAACACACAGGACAACACCGTGTTGCAAGAGTGGAACGACACAAACAGCGTTCAGGACAAATTAAGCGAGATCAGCAAGCAAGCATCCATTTACGGACGGGCGCTTGCTTTTTTGTACCAAGACGAGAACAGCAAGACGTGTATTGCATACAGTTCACCTATCAATTCATTCCTCATCTATGATGACACGGTAGCACATAAAGCCGTTGCATTTGTCATGTATTGGCATGATGAAGACAACAATTTAACTGGCAAGGTGTATCTGAAAGACGGCATATACGCTCTTGATATGACACGTCTTGAAGGGACAGACGGATTTAACCCATTTAACGAAGTACCAGCAGTTGAGTTCTTCATGAACACCGAGCGACAAGGCATCTTTGAGAACGTTGAAACGCTCATCAATGCTTTAGACAAGGTGCTAAGCCAGAAGGCGAATCAGAATGAGTATTTTGACAATGCGTACTTGGTTCTAAAAGGTCTGAAACTCGATGAGGACGATGACGGCAACCCCAAACTCGATCTTAATGGCAACCAAATCATCTATGCTCCAGACGCTGATTCTGCTCAAGGCGTAGCTGAATTTCTGACCAAACCTGATGGTGATGCCATTCAAGAACACCTCATTGACCGTCTCATCAGCATGATCTATCAGATTAGCATGGTCGCAAATCTGAACGACGAAGCATTCAGCGGTAATAGTTCTGGCGTTGCATTACAGTACAAATTGCTACCAATGAGGAACCTAGCGGCCAATCAAGATCGTAAGTTCACACAGTCACTCCGGGAGCTGTACAAGATTGCATTCAGTGTTGGGACAATCCTTCCAGAAAGTAAATCTGATGACTGGCAAAAGCTTAACTTCACATTCACGCGAAATCTTCCGGAGAACATTACTGACGAAGCAGACGCAGCTTCTAAACTCAAAGGCCTAGTATCAGATCAGACTATGCTTAGCACCTTATCATTTGTCGATGATCCCAAGGCCGAAATGAAACGCATCGCTGATGAGATCGCCCAGAAAGCAAAAGACGCTGCTACTAACAGCCTGTCAAACACAGACTTCCAGAAATTTCTGAATGGTGGTGGCAATGATGACAACAACGACTCAGCAACAGATAGCGAGTAATTCTGCCTACTGGAATAAGCGAACGGCCGCTGAACGGAAATGGATTGTCGAGAACCTTAAGAATGACGAGGCGTTCAATGCCAGAATTCAGGAATATTTTGACAAAGCTTTAACCAACATTCAAAAGGATATTGATTCAGAGCTTGCCAAGTATGCCGCATATAGCAACGACAGTATGGCCGGTACGCGTCAAGCAGTGATGGCTACCGATATTAAAGCTTATCAAGCGGAAGCAAAGTCGATTGTTGATGATGCTAGAAAGATGTACAACGGCGAACCGCTCAAATATTCCGACTTTAGCAAGGATGTCAATGATCGTCTCAAGCTATACAACGCTACCATGCGCATTAATCGCTTAGAAATGCTCAAGAGTAAGATTGGTCAAGAAATGCTTGATGCACACATGAAAGTGAACGCTGATCTAATCTCAAAATTGAGCGATGATTATCAATCCGAGATCAAACGGCAAGCCGGAATACTTGGAGAGACGGTATCTAAGGGTGGGTACACTGATTTAGCCAAGTTGCTCTCCAAACGAGAGGGAGATTACACCTTCTCACAACGCATTTGGATCAACCAAGACATTCTAAAGGCTGAACTGGATGAACTGCTGACATCCGCCACCATTCAAGGACAGAGCCCACTAAAGATTGCTCGCAAGTTACGCGGTCAAGTGGCAGAAACGGTGAACAATCACCGCTATGTGACAGAACGAATTGCACGTACTGAGTCAGCTCGGATTCAAACACAGGCGCAATTAGATAGCTTCAATAAGTTCGGCTATGACTATTGCAAATGGGTGGCTGAACCAAGCGCGTGTGATGTGTGCAAGGAGATTTCAGAAGGTGGCAGAACTGGTAGGGGCATTTATCGTGTAGACGATGTGCCAGATATTCCAGTTCACCCCAACTGCCGATGTTCCATTGCGGCATATGCGCCAGATGATGATTAGGAGGAAACAATGAAGCTACCAGAAAAAGTATTGATTGATGATATCGAGTACAAGGTTGAGGAGGTCAGTCACAAAGAGCTTCAGCTAAGTAGCGAAGACTTAAAAGGCGAGTACTGGGGCGATACGCGTTATAAGCAAGCTAGTATCCGTATATGTGAAGGTATGGCTGAGGATGAGGCCAAAATCACTTTAGTACATGAGATTATCCACGCAATCCTGCAAGAGCGAGGGTTCGACCAGCAAAACAATGATGAGGCAATGGTTGACGGATTAGCACATGCGATTCGCATGTTGGCCAAGCAGAACTCAGAGCTGATCAAGGAGGTACTATCATGAAATCAGAAGGTTTGAAAACGCGTGAAAGCATTAAAAAGCGCCTGCTTGATTTGGCAGCAGAGGCTAATAGCATCAAAGATTATCAGCTAGGAGCGCTTATCCTGAATGCATATAACCGATGCGATGACAATGTGACTATCCAGAATGGCAATTTATATGTCAACGGCGAATTGATGATAATCGACAATGCGACACTTGCTAATCATTTGGCAATGTCCTCCACCGGTTACAATAAAGCACCATCTGATAACGCGTCACATATAAGCACTCTTGAGCTAAGAGATGATGGCCCATATCTTAACGGCAAACGTATTAAAGGACTCATTGATATGAACATCGATTCAAAGGTCGGCGATCTTACCAAAGTTGTCATTAAGCTTGCTGCCAATGTGCATGGTATAGACGACATTGACAAAGGATATTCAATCTAGCCAAAATATGAAACTTATTTGTAAGCCGCAGCTAGCGGCTATTTTTATACCATCAAGTCCAAGCGTGATCGACTCTAAAAGCTCCGGTAAATTAAGACGCAAGCCTGATCCGTCTAAAAAGCTGTGGAAGGAGTTCTTAGCATGATTCCCAAGATTTTAATGCCTATGAATTTGCAATTTTTCGCTGAAGATAAACCTCAAGGCGATCCGAAAAATCCAGTCGATCCGCCTAAGCCAAAAGATGGTGATCCGGTAGATCCTCTTGAAGATAAGAAGCAAGGAGAACCGGCTGACCCTGATCCTGATGGTAAGCACGTCTACACCGATGAACAGGTCAATGAAATCGTCAAGAAGCGTCTTGCTCGTGCCGAGAAGGAAAAGCAAGCTGCCGTTGACGAAGCTGCAAAGCTGGCCAAGATGAATGCCGACCAGAAGAAGGATTATGAGCTTCAAAAGGCTCAAAAAGAACGAGACGAACTCAAGTCACAGCTTGCCACCTATGAGATGGGAAAACAAGCTCGATCAATGTTCGAAGATGCCAAGCTGTCGGTCACAGAGGACGATTTGAAGCATGTTGTAACGCCTGAGGCAGAATCAACCGAGACCAATGTTAAGTGGCTCATTGCGCACGACCAAGTCGTAGCAGAGCGCGTCCGTCAAGAACTGCTGAAAGGCAGTACACCATTGGACCCGTCCTCCAACCGCAAGACGAAGAGCCTCAAGGATATGACTTTGGTAGAGCGCAGCGAATTGCAACGAAAAGATCCAGAGATGTACAACAAATTACTCACAAAATGAAAGAGGTAAATAAATATGCCAGAATTTAGTGGTGCAACAGCCAAATTGAATTTGGTCGAACCTAAAGTATTCGCGGATTATGTCTTGGAACAGCAAACTGCTACTAACCGTCTGCTCTCTAGTGGCATTCTCACTACCGACCCAATCATTCAAGCACAATTGCTCAAGGGCGGTACCTATGTAACCATTCCTACCCTGCAAAGCCTGCGCGGTGAGGCTCAGACGTGGAACGACACTAGCGACATTACTGTCGGCAATGTTGACAGCTATAGCGCCATTGCTCCACAGATGTACCAAGCCAAAGCGTTTGGCTACACAGACTTTGGTCAGCTTTCGACGGGCGCTCCGGTTGCGGAACAGATCGCGGGGCAATTCGCATCCTTCTGGAACATCCAAGACAACAAGCTTCTAATTGCAGTCTTGAAGAACGCATTCCTCAATGCAGATTTGCAGGCTGTTAAGGCATATGGCATGGGCACACCCGCGCCTTTGGCTGCTGGTGACTTCATTGCCGCATTGTCTCGCATGGGTGACGTTTCCAGCCCTCAACTGACGAAGATCGTGCTCAATTCTGCCGCTGTTGGTGCAATGCGTGATCAGAACCTGATTAATACCATTCAGCCGTCTAACGGTGGTACGCCAATCAGCTACTACAACGGCATTGAGATCGTTGAAGACGATGCACTGCCAGTTGCAGCAGATGGTACCACGGACGCGTTCATCATTGCTAACGGTGCTGTTGCTTATGGCTTGGCTAATCCGGAAAACAGCTATGAAGTCAAGCGCGACAGTCTTGGCAATGGTGGCCAGACTGCGGTTATCAACCGCCGCACTCTTGCAATGCAAATTGCGGGTACGTCATTCACCGACGTTACTAAGGTTGCTGGTCTTGGCTACAGCGCAATCAACGCTTCTGCAACATCTATGTACGATCTGGTTGGTGATCCTCGCAACATTGGCGTCGTTGACTATCGCTTCAAGATCGACAAGAAGTTTGTTGTTGCTGGAATCAATACCCCAAAAGCTTAGCGCCGGCCACAGGGATTACGCTTAGTCAGAAAACGGCGTCCCTAAAAGTCGGCGCTACCAAGCAAATTACTGTATCCACTGATCCTGTGGATGCATTTAATGCAAGTGAGGTTGTTAGCGCTGCTAAGTTCGCATCTAGCGACACTGGTGTTGCCACAGTCGCTGCTGATGGGACTATTACAGCGGTAGCAGTTGGTTCTACAACAATTACAGCAACAAGTGGTACCTTCAATGCAACGGTAGCAGTTACCGTTAGCGCAGCGTAGTAGCTAGTAAACCGTCGCTTATGAAAATCATAGTGCTGCGAAAGCAGGGCGGCGGAAAGGAGGCATAACATGGCTGATGCTAATCCGGTAACACTTGCGGATTTGAAGACGATGATGGAAATCAAAACTGACGCACAAGATGGTGTGCTTAATCTCATCATCAAAAATACCACACAAGCCTTACGATTTAAGCTCGGTTTGCGAACGGATGAGGCCTTCCCTAGTGAGTTGGCCTACATTGCCCTAGAAGTATGCGTCAGACGCTACAACAGGCGTAAGAACGAAGGCATGACGTCTTATGAGCAGGAGGGGCAGTCATTCACGTTCAAGTCTAACGACTTCGATGATTTCGCTGATGACATCAACGACTGGAAAGAAGCCAACGGGAAGAATGCCAAGTCTCTTGGAACCGTTAGCTTCATTTCTGGCTATCCAAAGAGGTGATCATATGCGGTTAGATCATGAGGTTACATTCTGGCTTGATGATGAAGAATATGATCCGCAAACACATCAATACGGTGATGTGAAAAAGGTGGCAACTGCAGTTGCCAGTGTCACCGACATGGGAACAGACAAGAGCGTTCAGCTATTCGGAAACTACGCTCAAAAGGCAAAGGTGATCCGATTAGTTGAGCCAGTCACCGTCAATTGGAGCTATTTAACGATTGATGATGATGCAACACACTACGTTCTCAATACCGCCCGCGTTCCGCTTCAAAACGCAACTTTGATTGTGGGTGAGACGAAATGAGCAAAGCCAGTATTAGCTACAATATGCAGATAAAGGGAATGGACAAGTTGGTTGCTGGTTTGCTCAAGCGAGCCAAGATGGACGTTGTCAAGCAAATCGTCAAACAGCAGACAGCACAGCTTCAGACACGTTCTCAGCAAATGACTGGCACCGTTTATGCACATCCCACTGGGGCTACCAAACGTGGTATTAATATTTCACTTGAAGACGATGGTCTTACTGGCATTGTTGGCATGTCAATGGAATATAACCCATATACCGAAAATGGGACTCGTTTCATGCGAGCACGTCCTGTATTGAAACCAGCATTTCTTTATCAAAAAGTTCAGTTTATTAATCAGCTTAAACAAGCAGCAAAGTAGGTGATTCAAATCACATCACCAGAGCAAGAACTATACGATTACTTCTATGCGTTTTCTCAGGCGGCCGGTTACAAGACTTACGACCATTTGCCCATGCAGAAGGAGAACGCCCCATATCCATTCGTCATTGTTGGGGATATTCAGGTTGTTCCTACTGCAACAAAGACGTCACTAAATGGCAATGTGCTAGTCACCATCGACATCTGGGGCGACAAAAAACAGCGTTTCACCGTATCTAATATGGCGGAGCGCTTTTTTCGTGCCGCGATTGGGCAAGTGCTAACTGATGACTACCGATTCTATGGACATGTAGAAGATCAGTCAAAAGAGTTCACACAAGACCAGAGTGTCCCTGACATGGTTCTCAACCGAGCCACGCTGATACTCAATCTCAATATTTTATAGGAGGCCATAACATGGCAAATGAATTAAAAGTGCTAGAAGGCATGGACGTTATTGCCTTGGCTCGCAAACATAGCGATCAAGCAAAGGTTAGCGGTCAAGTTATCCCTTGGCAGACTTCGCTGTCCTTTGATCCGTCTGTTGACAGTGATTCCACTGTTACCAAGGACGGCAATGTAGCAACAAGAAGCTCGGCAAGTACCGATCTTGAAGTAGAATTTCTTAATAACACAGCCGCAATTGCAGACGTAATGTATGACTCACTGTTTGACGGCGAATTGCTCGACTTTTGGATTCTCTACCGCAAGCGTAAGAATTCCGCTGGCAAGTATTACGCATGGTACATGCAAGTTACCGTTCAAGAAGACAGTAGCGACAATGACCCTGACGACCACTCTACTCGCGATGTCACATTTTCTGTTAACGGGACGCCTAAACGCGGATGGACAACTCTCGATGACGAAACTCAGGAACAGGTCGATTACGTATTCCTTGGGGTCGGGAAGGTCACTGACACTGACAAGACCGGCGGTGGCACAGTTTGGAATAAGACCACTGATCCGGGTACTAACACTGCTGATACCGCACCGGCTCAGGGCGGTTCTGGTACCTCACCAGCTCAGGGTGGTTCTGGTACTGGAGCATAACAGCAAAAGAGGCTTGTCATCAGTCGCCTAAGAAAGTCACAGTACGGGTGCAACCCGGGCGGCCTTAAAAGAAAGGGTTTTAAATCATGCAATTAACCATTAACGGTAAAGAATATGAGCTTAACTTTGGCGTCCGCTTTGTTCGCGAAATGGATAAGAATATGGGTGCCGTCATGCATGGCATTAACTTTGGCATGGGTGTTGCAAAAGCACTAGCTGGCCTGAATGCATACGATGCTGCTGTTTTAGCAGACACCATTTATTCAGCCACCGTGACATCTAAGAAACGTCCGTCAGCTAATGAAGTCGATGACTTTATTGACAGCAATTCAGACTTAGACTCTCTATTTAAGCAAGTTGCAAATGAAATGAACAGTGCTAACGCAGTAAAAGCAGTAGCAAAAAACATGAAGGCCTAGATGAGGACGAAAGCGTTCAAAAGAGTAGTGAAGAAACGTATCACGAAATTTTGTTAAACGCATTTGCCTATCTAGGCTTTTCTGATATTTGTAAAATTGAACGCATGACGCTTGTCGAATACGAACTTCGCATGGAAGCCTATCAGCTTAAGCAAGTCGACAGACAGAACGAAATTGCACAGCAAGCATGGCTGAACCAGCAAGTGCAGGCAACAACCGGTAGCAAGAACCCTAAGCCTAAGTTCAAGACATTTGATGACTTCTTTGACAAGAAAGCAGCTATTGATAACGTGCGATCAAATTATGAGCCCAATTATGAAGTGTCACAGATGAGCACAACTGAACTAAAACAGACTAGAGCACAAGTGTTCGCAAAACGGATGGCCGAATTTCAGCGTTTGAAGCGCGAAGGCAAAATCATTCCGTTATCTGAAAGAAAGGAGGGAGCACATGGCTGAAAGTTTTAGTGTTGAAGCAATTTTATCCGCCGTTGACCGCAACTTTTCGGGGACTTTTAATAATATCGCGAGTTCTGCATCAAAGGTCGGCGATAGCTTTGAAAAATCAACGAAACCAGCAGGTAACTTTGTATCAACTGTGAGCAAGATTGCTGGAGCCATAGGCCTTACCAAAGTGGTAGGGGCTATTGGCAATGGTGTGAGAAGTATGGTAGGAGAACTAGACGAATCAAGCAAAGCTTGGCAGACGTTTGAGGGGAACATGAAGTTTCTGGGTAAGACGCCTGCACAGATTTCCTCAATTGAAAAGTCGTTACAATCATATGCTCAGGAGACCATTTACAGTTCATCTGACATGGCTTCTGCCTATGCACAGTTTGCATCAGTAGGTGTAAAAGGAGTTGGCCGCCTTGTTAAAGGTATGGGTGGCCTAGCTGCTGCCACTGATAATCCCAAGCAAGCCATGAAGACATTGATGGAACAAGGCACACAAATGGCTGCTAAGCCAATGGTGCAGTGGGCTGATTTCCGTCTAATGCTTGAACAGACTCCAGCAGGCATGGCAGCCGTTGCTAAAGCAATGGGCATGAGCACCAAAGAACTGGTTCAGAATGTTCAAAACGGCAAAATAAGCACGCAGCAGTTCTTTGATGGCATCGAAAAGGCAGGAAACAGCAAGGCTTTCCAGAAGATGGCCACAAGTTACAAGACAGTCGGTGAGGCAATGGACGGCCTTCAGGAAACACTGGCAAACAAGCTTCAGCCTGCTTGGCAGGCGATGTCTAAAGTCGCTGTCGGAGCTATTAGCGGAATCATTGAAAAAATTAGCGCCATTAATTTTGATTCTGTTATAGCATCAATCGGCAACTTTTTTTCTCCATTTTCGGCATTGATTTTGAACATCAAGACACAACTAAGCAGTTTGGGGAAGGGCGACTCGATGAGCGGGCTCAGTTCCGTTCTCCAAGGAGTAGGGTCCGTTTTACAAACCATTTGGAGCCTAGTTGGTAGCTTAGTCAATGTTGCATTTGTCAATCTAATTAGTATTGCTCAAAAGGTCGGAGATGCTTTTAATTCGGCATTCGGTAATGGGCAAATTTCAGGAATATTTAACGTAATCAAACAAGCTGTTACAGATTTCGGAGTAGCAGCAATGGAAGCGATGACTACTGTTGGAAACTTTATTGCTAATTTACCGTGGAAAGCAATTTTTAACGGTGTTAAGGGCGCTCTAATCGGACTGGTGGCTGTTTTGAAGCCAATCGCAGCTATTGTTAAAGCAGCGTTTGCCAACGACATCGTTAAATCATTTGCTGCGGCGATCCTTGGAGCTGTCGGGGCCTTCAAAGTAATTGGATTAGCCATCGGCGGATTTTCGAGCGTTCTCGGTGTTTTTTCCAAAATGATTGGCCCTATTAGAGGCGTTATATCCGTTATCACTAACTTCGGGACTATCGTAAAAACGGCTGGTGGTGTATGGAAAGCGTTTGGATTGATCTTAGGCATGAATCCGTGGGTACTTTTGATTGCTGGGATTGCAGCAGTGGTTGCTGGTCTGGTGTACTTTTTTACCCAAACCAAGACTGGCCAAAAACTATGGTCGGGATTTGTTTCATGGTTACAAGGAGCTTGGCAAGGACTTGTAGGAGTTGCGCAAGCTGTTTGGAATGCTATATCGGGTGCGTTTACATCTGCAATTAGCGGAATTCAGACAGCTTGGGGCGGCATTACAGATTTCTTCAGTAATCTATGGACTGGGATTACGACCACGGCATCAGCTGCTTGGACAGCATTCACAACCACTCTCTCAGCTATCTGGCAAGGTGCTGTTACTGCAGCAACGACAGTTTGGAACGTGCTATCCACATTCTTCACGACTCTGTGGAATGGAATAGTTGCAGTAGCAACTGCTGTATGGTCAACCTTTGGCGGTTCTCTGACGACAATTTGGAATGGGATTGTCCAAGTTGCTACCGGTGTTTGGAACATGCTTAAAGCAGTTATTATGGGCCCCATTCTTATTGTCATTGATTTGCTTACTGGAAATTGGACACAGTTAAGTGCTGATCTTCAGCTTATCTGGAACAGCATTGTTTCCGCCGCTGGACAGATCTGGAATGGTCTTGTTACGTATTTCTCCGGTATTTGGAACCTTATTCAAACTTATGCAATGACTGTTTGGAATACTTTGGTTTCAACTTTAGAGGGGCTTTGGAATGGTGCAGTATCTGCCGCTTCCGCTATTTGGAGTGCGCTTTCGTCATTTTTCAGCGGATTATGGAGCGGTATTGTGTCTACCACTGAGGGCGTATGGAACAGTGTTGTTTCATTCTTATCAGGACTATGGAGCGGAACAGTCAGCACAGCCGAGGGAATTTGGAACGCACTTCCCGGATTCTTTTCCGGATTGTGGAACAGCATTACATCATTTTTTTCATCAGCTTGGAGCAACATAAAGTCTATTGTGATTGGAGCTGCTACTAGTATTTTTAATGGTGCTAAGGCTGTATGGTCTGGTTTTACTGGCATGGTAAGTGGAATAGTTAATGGCATCAAAGGAGCATTCAATGCGCTTCGTAATTTTAGCCTGGCTGACGCTGGCCGCGCTATCATGGATAGCTTCTTCAATGGCCTCAAAGCGGCTTGGGGGAAGATCACCGATTTTGTTGGCGGAATTGCTTCTTGGATTCGCAAGCATAAAGGCCCAATCAGTTACGATGCCAAGCTGCTCATACCTGCTGGTAACGCCATCATGAACGGATTAAATGCAGGACTTACTGACAAGTTCTCAGACGTCCAAAAGAATGTTTCGAGCATGGCACAAGCTATTGTTGACAGTGCTGCAGTTACGATGCCGGCAGTGAATACTTCTCCATTTGATGCGTCTTTGCAGTCGCTTAATAACAGTGTACAGGGCGCAACCTTGTCTTCAAATCTTGATGTCAACTACACTCGCAAGCAAACGATTGAGGTTCCTATTTACGTTGACAGCCGAGAGGTTGCTCGTGTAACCGCAAACCCAATGCAAACAGAGCTAAGTCGCATGACACGAATGAGCAATCGACGAAAGGGGCTATTTTAATTTTGTATGATTTCAGAGAAACAACGCCCTTCACGGGTTCTGATGATAATCAGCGCCCAGCAGAGGCGATGCTAATAGATGGCCATTACATTGAAGACTTGATTCCGGGTTATAGCACGCTACAAGTCAGTGGCCGAGAACTACTAAGCCAGTCAATCGAAAAACAAACGATTGGCAAGTCAGATGGTGAGTTTATCCAGTATGTTCGGAACCCTTCTCGTGAGATTGTTGTTGGCTACAGGCTTGCAGCAGCGGACAATCTTTCGTTCCGACAGGCATTCTATAAGCTCAATGACATACTTCACGGTGAGAACCATCAGGTTTCTTTCAACGATGACCCATCAAAATATTGGATTGCTACTTTTTCTGATATTGACGATGTTCCTAAAGGCCGGAATGCGATCACTTCTTCGTTCACGCTATTTGTTCCCGATGGCATTGCGCACTCGGTAGCCACGCAGACGGCTGACAACATGCCATACAAGGACGTGCCAGTGAACCTTGCCATAGCTTCACACGCCAGTGCATCCAACACAACCATTGTGGATGGGTATGAAATTTTGATGGGTCTTTCAGAAGACTTAGCAGGGAAGACCATTACTACTTCGGCTAAAGTTATCGTTACCAATTATCAAGGCAAGATAGATCCCAATAGTGGTGACCCCGATATTGAGATTAAAGATGGCATGAGTACAGGAAACTGGAATGGTTTGATTAACCCTATCAATGTCACTGGCAACGGTGTGTATACATCAGCGCCGAGTACAACGATAAAGAATCCCTTAACTGGGACATCCAATCAGTTTGGTCTTAAAATGTACAATCTGAATGCCACCATCGAAGTCTGGATTAAGGTTGAGCTAGGCACTTCAGCTTCACCATGGTCGCCTAACCCAGCGGATCCTGAATATTATACCGACACCATCACGGTGCCTAATGCTGGAACTTATCCGTCTGAACCAGTTATCGAGGCTACTATCAACGGTGATGACGGCGTACTAACTGCTATTAATGATCAGGGCAGTGTGCTACAGTTCGGCTCTCCCGATGAGACTGACGGCTTTGTGAAGCAAAAGTCTGAACGCGTTTATCATCTCGATTTCAATCAGACGCCAACAGGGGTAACGCTCAATAATGGGGTTACGGCTTTTCCTTACTATGAGCATGGCAATGATGCCAACGTACAGTCGGGACCGTTTGGATATGCAAATGGTATTGCCTACCCGTCCACTGAACGAACCGCTTCCAATTACTGGAATGGGCCTTCAATGAGCGGCACCATTCCGAAAAATTCAAGTGGCTCTAACACGGCTAATTTTCAGTTTGTCAATCGTGTCAACGTTGGGACGAATGCCGCAGAAGTAGGCCGTTTCGAGTTCAATTTAACGTATCAAGGCAAGATTGTCGCTTCTCTTGCGCTGTTTGATGATAGTGCTTCAAACGACCAGTGGGTTTTTTCAGGCACAGTCTATGATGGCAGCCACGCACAGATGCTCTTCTTTGACTTACTGCCACGCAATTACTATCGTGATGGCAACTATAATGCCGTTATCACAAAAATGGGTGATCAGTTAACCTTCCGGTTGGATCGCATTGATTTAGGCGATGGCGGCATTGAGACACGGACGGTATCAGGCTTCTCTAGTGTGCCAATTGATGGCTGGACAGCTTGGTTCCCCGGATTCTCTGATCAACGTGGTTGGTCAATTAACTGGCAAGATAGCTACTTTGAGTGGATCAACGTTGATTACTGGGATGATATTCCTAACCGCTTCAAAGACGGGGACGTTGTGCAAATTGATGTTGCTAATCGACGTGTTCTTGTCAATGGTGCAGAAGATCGGACACTGCAAACAATCGGCAATGATTGGGGCGGCTTCAAGATTCAGCCCGGCAATAACACCATCAAATTGCTCACATCAAGCTGGGCAAAGCAGTGTAAGGCTGAAGTATCTTGGCAGGAGGCATGGCTATGAAAGATTTTTATTTTGTGGATAGATCATGGCATCTGCTAGGGACTGCAACTGCTGGCGGTGGTGGGAAAATCCACATTGTCGATGATACTGATGATCAACTTATCTCAGCAGGTGCTCGCACCTATTCAGGAACCATTCTGTTCACCCCTGAACTGTCTTCTAAGGTTCAAACGATGGCAGCACGTGGCAATTACATTTTGTATATGGATGAGCGCAATAAAGCAGTCTTTATGACAATTATGGAATCAAGTCATGATCCGCTTGCTGGTGAGGAGACATTCACTGCTGAAGATGCTGGTATTGATTTGATTAACGAGACCGTTGGTCCCTATAAAGCTCCACAAGCAATGGGCATCGCCGACTATATTAGCCTATTCACGAATGACTCAGGTTTTGAAATCGGTCTTAACGAGATCCCTAATTTGAAGCGAACGCTTGAATGGACTGGCGAGTCTGACACCACTTTAAATCGTATTCTATCTGTTGCGACTCGGTTTGATAATGCTGAACTAGACTTTAGTTTCGATGTGTCAGGGACAACGGTTGTGCGCCGCTTAATCAACATTCATAAGCGTATCGGTGCTGATAGAAATATCACGCTGTATGTGGATAAAGACATCAATAAGATTGTGACATCAGGCAGTATTTATGATCTCTATACGGCCGTCACACCGACAGGTGGTACGCCTGAAAGCAAAGATGGCGAGACCACTGATCAACAGCCAATCACACTTGAAGGTTATCAGTGGACAGATCCCGATGGTCGTTACGTGTTAACGAAAGAAGGTGTTTTGCTTGACCCGGTAGCCAACCAAACATGGAGCAGGCTTTTAGCCAAAGGTGGTTCGCCGAGTGTCAATGCAGCGTATATCAATCGTGTTGTCACTTATACGGCGACTTCACAAGCAACCTTGCTTCAATCTGCACTCTCTGATCTTAAGACTCACAATCATGAAGCAGTCAATTACGAGACCGACATTGCTGTGCTGCCACAAAATATCAACATTGGTGACACAATTCATTTAGCTGACGAGGATGAACACTTGTATCTGTCGGCTCGCTTGCTCGAGCTCAAATCAAGCTATTCCATGGACACACACACAGCAACATTGGGAGACTACCTCATTGAGCATGATCAGGTAGCAGCCCAATATCGGCAACTTGCTGAGCAGATCAAAAATTTGCCTAAAACGGTTCAATACTATCCATGGATTCGCTATGCCGATGATGACAAGGGCACTAACATGTCAGCTTTCCCAACTGATAAGAAATACATGGCATTCAGGTACAGCAACAAGTCATCCGTGCCAAGTGACAATCCGGCTGATTACGCCGGCAAGTGGGCATTGATTAAGGGCGCTGATGGTGCTGATGGTGTTCCCGGTGCAAAGGGTGCAGATGGCCGTACAAGCTATTTTCACACCGCTTGGGCGAATGATGTAAGCGGTCAAAGTGGGTTCACGGTATCCGGTGGTGATGGCAAAAAGTATATTGGCACGTATAGCGACTTCACACAGGCAGACAGCACTAATCCGGCTGATTACAACTGGGCGCTTTTTAAAGGTGAAGACGGTGATGTGGGACCCAAAGGTGATCAAGGTTTGCCCGGTGCCAAGGGTGCCGATGGTCGTACTGCCTATACTCACTTTGCTTACGCAAATAGTCAAGATGGGAAGACCGACTTTTCAACAACTGATTCTAATCGCAAGTACATTGGTTTCTACAGCGACTTCACATCTGGCGACAGCACGAATCCAAGCGACTATAACTGGTCGCTAATCAAGGGCGCTGATGGTGCGAATGGTAAAGATGGGGTGCCGGGTAAAGCAGGTGCCGATGGCAAGACATCGTACTTCCATATTGCCTATGCCGATAGCAGTGACGGTAAAACGAACTTTTCGCTGGATACTCCGGGTTCTAGAAAATACATCGGTAGTTATACAGACTTCACGCAAGCCGATAGCACAAATCCAGAACTTTATTCTTGGCAATTGGTACAAGGGCCAAAAGGTGAAGATGGTGCTGATGGTGTGCCGGGCCCTAAGGGAGCTGATGGCAAAACTAGCTACTTTCATACAGCCTATGCTAACAGCATTGATGGGAAACAAGGCTTTTCAACCACAGATGGCAATGGTAAGTCTTATTTCGGCCAATATGTTGACCAGAACCAAGCGGATAGTACCGACCCAACTAAATACTCATGGGCATTGTTCAAAGGTACTGATGGTCGTGACGGCAAAGATGGCAGTGATAATGTGCCAGTCATTACTGTTGATGCAGCGTATCCATCAGGTCCCAAAAAGGGGGATATGCATTGGCTGACTGATAGCAGCGGTGTTGTAACGGGATATTATACCTATGATGGGACTAAATGGAACCCTTATAAAATCGACGCTAAGATTCTTTCGGCAGAAACATTTAACGGCATGACCTTCAACGGGGTTACATTTACCGGGTCTAAGTTCATTTCTTCATTTAAAGGTGTCAAACCCGATGGCGTTGCTGACTATACCGTCCACGGGACAACCACAATGGCCGATGGCAAGATCGTCACAGATACGTATTCGGATACTGACAACAGTCAGGTGACGCATACCGAACTCAGCCAATTTGGCTTGCTAAGTCAAATTTATAACAAAGGCACGCTGATGGATAGTGCGCAACTATCGTTAGGTATGTTAACGCTAAGCGGCAACTATCAAACTGCCAGTAACAAGCCGTTGGAGTGGATCACCAGCAGCTTAGATGCTTTAAGAGTCTTGCAATTAACAAATAATAACTTGCTTGTTTGGCATGGCGCTTTCTATCCGCAATCTGGAGATACTGCAACAATATCGACGCCACTTTCAAAGACTTTATCTGGATGGTTAATTGCATGGAGCTATTATCAAAACGGATCACCAACGTATAACAACTATGCGTTCACGCTGTTACCAAAGGCCGCTTTGATTTATAACACGACTGGTGCTAACTATTTAAGAGTGACCTTCACAATGAAGGATGTTGGAACCATCTTCAAAGTTCTGTGGTATGACGACACACATATTGTTGGCACGGCTGAGAACAATACGGGCTCGTTATCAAAGGCGGTTATGACTGAGGTATACGCAGTTTAGGAGGCTGTTATGGAAGCTGACAAAGTAAAAGCAATTTTTAACACTGATGAAGATGGCTATATCACTGGCTACCAGCAGGAGTTTTGGGACGGCAGTCAGTGGCAAACGCCATTCGATGATGAGAAAGCCATTCTGATTGCACCGGAAGAACTGAAAAAGATTGCCATTGGCGCCTCAAAGCTGGCTGATGACGGTACTGTTGTAATAGATACCGATAAGCAAGCAGCGCTAGAAAAAGCGGCTAATCAAGTGACACCGACCGGAGAACAGATGCTACTCGCAAATTTAACTCTTGAAGTAGCACAGCTGAAGGCGGCGAAATCAAGTGACTAATTATGATCAGTGTGCACTACTTTACAGTTGGGGGATTGATTTAACACCTTAGGTACCGGTAATGATCACTCCAGATCAATACAAGCAAATTACAGGCAGTGACTATGTCGCCAGCAAAAGCTAGCGGCTATTTTTGTGGAATGGAAGTGAGAGAGTGACATTTTTTGGATACACGATTGGTGACTGGGCGGAGTTCATATCAATCATAGGGGTGGGCATAAGTGCGGGCAGCTGGCTGTTCAAAAAGATTGCCTTAGATCCATTGCGTTCTGATATTCAAGTGCTTTCAGAGACGATTAATCGTCAGCTCAAGCTGCACGAACAGTCGTTGGCAGACTTGGGACAACATCTGAGGACACATGATGACGAGCTCGGCAGTCACTCGGTTAGAATCACTCGATTGGAAGACCATGTAGGCATTAAAGGAGATAATGATGATGAATAATTTGACAGAACTTTTGGTATCACTTGCAGTAGCAGCAATCCCAATCATTGGGGCTTGGATCTCAAAACAATTGCTGGCTAACAAGCAGGCACTCACCTTGGTAAAGGTATTAGGCCCATTGGCAAACGCAGCCGTAACTGCGGCAGAACAGCTTGGTGTGACACAGGCGATTGACGGTGCGGTTAAGAAATCGACTGCCATTCAGGCTGTGAAAGACGGATTGAAGTCGCTTGGTTTCACCAGCGCAGACGAGCAGACAATTGCCAACGCAGTTGAGCAATCCTACGCGGATTTGAAAGACAGCCTAGCAGAAACCTATCCACAAAAAACGGTCGATCAGGAAACATCTAATCAAGACAAAGTGGCTGCCGCAGCTCAGGCGGCCGCAGACGCAGTTAAGGCTCAGCTGTCACCATCATCTGTTGCTCCACAGCAATAAGGAGGAAACCATGAAACTAAAAACTAAACTAATCACTTTGGTAGTCGCCTTCTTGGCGGCTATTTCTTTTGCCCTGCCATCGCAGGTCAATGCAGCCAAGGGAGATCAGGGCCCGGATTGGGCGAAGTATCAGGGAGCAAGTGGACGATATGGAACAGATCAAGACAAGTTCGTAATATCTCAGATTGGCGGAACTTACGGTGGTACGTACATCGATCAGTGGACGTATGATAGCCAAATTGCTAGTGCCAAGGCGGCAGGAAAACGTGTGCATAGCTACATCTGGTATGGTGTTGGTGCAAGTAGCCAGTTGGGATTAGAAGCACTTGACCGTTATATGCCTCGTATCAAAGCACAGACGCCGAAGGGAAGCATCGTTGCTTTGGACTACGAAGATGGTGCTTCTGGCAATATGGCAGCTAATACGGATGCAATTTTGGCCGGCATGCGGCGCATTCGTTCAGAAGGCTACACGCCCATGTATTACAGTTACAAGCCATATACATTGGCACACGTCGATTATCAGCGTATTCTGAAAGAATTTCCTAACAGCCTTTGGATTGCTGCTTACCGTGATTATCTACCAACTACCAAACCAGACTACGGTTATTTCCCGAGTATGGATGGGGTAGCTATTTGGCAGTACACGAGCGCATTTGGGCTGTCGCAAGGCCTCGATGGTAACGTTGATCTGCTTGGTGTGACCGATAATGGATACTCGAAGCAGCCAGCAACTCCGTCGGTGCCTGTAACACCGGCACCAAGCCAACCAGCGAAATCGAATGCAGCCAGTGATACCGACTATGCGCAAGCGGGTGTTTTCAAGCCGTCCACGACGGTCAACATTCGCACGGGTGCCGGAACTGGATATGCATCCGTTGGTAGCTATGCACCCGGTGAAAGCGTGATTTATGATCACGTGTATATCCGTGGCACATATGTTTGGGCACGTTATCTCAGCTACTCAGGCAGGTATCGTTATGTTGCCTTGGGTGTTAACGGCGGTGAGAGCTATGGTTCGCGCAGTTCAAATGCGCAAACCTATTCACACACGTATAACACAGTTCAATCTGGTGACAGCTTCTGGAGCATTTCCAGAAAGTATGGCATCAGCATGTACACGTTAGCCGCTAACAACGGCAAATCAATCTATAGCGTGATTTATCCGGGCGAAAGCCTGTATATCAGGTAA